TTTATTGTCATAACATTTACATTGAGTTGAGAGGCAGCATCCAGCTGTCAGATTGTTAATACAATTAATCTTGCTTAACTTTTGGGACATTCATTTTGTTAACTTGGTAAAACATATCATCAGTATCTTCTAATTGCCATTCCTTATTTTCTACATTCCATTCTGTAGTTTGTACTTTATAGTCTGGCTTATGTGTTGAAGTTGTAAAGCTAGGAATACTCCACAGAATACGATTATTAGGCTGAGCTGCATAATTACCGTTATCAAGAGCCAAAACGTGAGCACACTTATGCTGATCAGGTATTTCGGAATGTTCAGTATCCAAAATATTACTTTCTGGATGTGCCCAATCCACAGTGAATAAATATTCTCCATGAATAAATTTTTTATCCTTTCCTAAATATTTACAGCGTTGGCCGATTAAAAAATCAAAAGTAGTAACAGCAGGATAATAACTAAATGAATTCCATAGCTGAAGATCTTCGAGATCTTGATGTTCCATTTTTCGCTTATACAAAGTACTGCCGTTTCCTCTTTGAATAAAAGCAGAGATAGGAAGTCTCCAATAAATTGCACCGTTCGTAAGTAAGCAGTGAAACAATAATGCACGCCCGCTAATACTCCCCAAACCGAATACCACACAGTCTTCAGTTTCTCCTTGATGTTCTCGTAAGTCATATAAATATTCTTTCCTTATTTTACAGTATATAGGTGGTATGTTAGCATTTAAATAAGACATTGCAAGTTAACATTTCCATCTTCTTCTTGCCTGTCTTAATCTAGAATTAGGGTCTTTTGCAGCATTAGGAAACATTTTCATTTGTCCTGCAGATCTTGCACAATATGATTTACGTCTTGCAGTATTTTTAGGACCGGGATTATCTTCAGTAACTGCTGTGCTTAATTTAGAACCCGGATTCATTCTTCTATAAGCATTTACACCAGTTTGAGTCATTCCAGCTCCAGACTCTGTAGATCTAAAATTTTTTTTATTTCTTGCGGGCATGCCACCTTTTTCATAACCAACCATCATACCAAGATTAGCCATTAATATTTTTGAATTTTTATTTTTATCTGATTCTTCTGTTTCTTCTTCAGAAGATAATCTAGCTTTTTGAGATTTTATATTTTTTTCTTTTATTGATGATCTATTTAAACTATAGATATCTTGAGCGTCATCGTAAAGGGAAGTACCAGTAAATTGCCTAGTTTTGTAAATAGGCATGATAATTATTTATCTATAAATAAAGTAATAGTTAAAGCACTTGTATTACCTGTAACACCAATACCATCAATAATTCCTAAGCCATTTCTTCCAGCATATAAAACTCCATCTTCTGGAAGATTTAATGTTTCAGTTCCACCTGCTGGAACTTGAACTGGAATATAAACTTGTGTATTAGTAGAAGAACTAACAGCGGAAGCATTTGCTAAACCATTAATGATTGCAACACCAGAACTTCCTGTAGATTGAATCATAAATCCTCTTAATCTTGTAGGACCTGTAAATAATACTGCATTTGTAGAACTTGTAACGACTGGTTTTACATCTGATTTCATAATTTTTTCCTTTTAAAAGGCTCCCGAAGGAGCCCTTAAATTATTTTTTTTCTTTTGCAATTTTTACAACATTGTCATTAGTTTGTGGTTTAGAAATTTGTTCTAACCAAAATTGACAATCTTGTATTGCTCCACTTATCGCATTCAAATTTGCCGACATCTGATTACGTTGAGCTTCTAAATTTGCAATTCGTTCTTTAATTTTTTTTACGTCCATATTATGCAGAAGTTGAAAACAACTGAATATAACGAATAGAACCATTTACAAGAACTCGTATTTGACCCGCTGCAACAGTTGCTGTTCCAGATGTTTTAGCTAATCCTGTTCCTACATTTTTTCCAAGTCTACCTATGTCAAATAAATTTAAGCAAGGATTAATTGAAGATGATTCTTCACCAAAACCGATGAACGCTGTTGGAGTTGCTCCTCTTGAACCTGTAAATTGAGCAAAATCAAAAAGTCCGCCGTAAGTTGCACCAATAGATGCACTTGATCCTAAATCAACAACACCATAAACGCTTGCGTTTAATCCAGTGATAGTTGAACTTGTTAATGAAGTTTGAGCGTAACATCCAATAATTGTTCCACCCGATACTCCTGCAGTTCTTGAATTTACTGCTCCTACAAGTGCTGCTACTGTACCTGTCCAACTATTAACTGGTCTTACAGTAAAGTCAGTTAGATTATAACCAGTCGGTGAACCCGTAAGATCAGCAGTTGTTATTGTGTCGTCAGAATTGAAACCAGCGTTTGATGTAACTGGTCCCGAAAATGTTGTTTGTGCCATGATATATTCTCCTAATTTTTCCAATCTAGTCTCTAGGCGAGTCGACTATACGCGTCTAGATCAGAAGTTAATTTAAGTATAGTGAAATTATTATAAATGAAAAAGGGGCTAGAGTAAACTCTAACCCCTTTTATTGAACTATTTAATTACTTATGTATTAAGCTCCTGGCGAGCCGAAGACTCCTCTAGCGTCAGAAAAGCCGAAGCTGTATCTTTCTCTAGCTTTAAATCTTACGTTACCAGTGTCAAAATCACCTTCAATCGCTGTTTTAATTGGCGATCTTACAAAGTGTTTTAAACCATTTGGAGCGTCAGTCATAATAAAAAATGCATCCGTGTCAGTTAAAAAGTGATTAACTCTATAACCTTGTGGAACCATTCCCATGTTCAGTATTGCATTGATATCATTATCAGCAGTACCGGGTCTTAGGGAAGATTTTAAAATTCTCTCAGCAGTAAATTGTAATTCTTTTGGAATTATTAATTTAATACCTTGAAGAGCAATTTTTAATCCTCTTTCATCTACAAAAGCAGCAATATCAATTAATGATTGCTCTAATGATGTTTCTGACAAATCGGCAGATGTAGCAAGTTCATTGCTAAAAGTTCCACCATTTGCTAATGGGTGAGCAGTTGAACAAAGTTCTACTCCATCACCACCTATTACAGCAGGACTAAAAGCGTTGTTTAGAACGTCAGCCGCAATCTGTTGTTTAGTTTGCGACATTGATCTAGCCAATGCTCTTGTGTATCTAGCTGCAAGTCTATCGTAAAGGTTATCTTCAATTGCTTCCTCAGTTATAGCAAATGCTAATGCAAATGTTTGGTGAGTATATCTTGAAGTATATGCTTCTGTAGCATCGTCAAATACTACTGGAGCGCCTTCACTTTTAGCTGATGCGCTTGCAAAACCTGATAACATTACTTCTTCTTCGAATGCTCGATCAGAAGTTTCTGTTATAAAGATTTCAGCATGCTCATTGTCATATCTATTATATTCCAGGCCGAATAGTGCATTCAATCCTGGCTCTAGTTCTTTAACTAGCTGCGAACGTGATATAGCCATATTTTATTCTCCTATTATAAGCCTGTTCCGCCTTGACGGAAAAAGTGATTGTTAATTCTGACAAGAACTCCCACATTGGAAGCCGCTGCAACATCACTGTTGAACGGATCTTGTGTGATATCAATTGCTTGAACCACATATGTTCCTGTTGTACCAGATTCACTAACATCAAGTTGTACTTGAGATATTCCTGTTGCTGTGTTTCCGGTTACGTCTGTCATCTGATAGTTTTTAAACAAATCTGCAACAACAAAAGTAGCATCAGCTTTTATTTCATATACTGTATCTGGTGCATCTACTACAAAAGCGATAATATCGCTTGCAGCTATGTTTCCAGGATAGAAATTTTTAAAAGTCGGCTTTTGTGTTGTTGGATCTGTATAAAAACAGCCATTAAATACACCCACAGTTACGTTACTAGTATTTGCAACCATTCGTGTAATATTTCCCGAAGTTAACGGAGTGACTAAGTCACCTTGAAATATTGCAGTCGTGTTACTTGATGCAATTCTATAACGATTCTGAGCGTTTATAAATGGACTTCCGTTCAGTTGTCTTACTGGCCTTAAGCCATATTTTTCAACTACGTTAGGCATTATATTTTCTCCTTGTTAAGTTTTTATACAGTGGTTGACCTTTGCCAAATAATTATGACTTACGTCCACCACCAAAAGTTACGCGAGACTGTCTATTAATATTAATAGGCATCTCCGGTCGTTGTTCCTTCATCAGATCGTTATCAATCGCGGTAATTCTATCTCTAGTAATTCTCTTGAAATAATCTGCGCGTGATCTTGCGATCTCTTCCGGTATCCTAGCCAACACTAGGCCAGCAACCCCGATCAACCCTGCGTATCTTCCGTCATGCATGACTGGATAATTATGTTCACCGATTTGATTTTTAATCTCTTCGGATCTAACAAATACCCAACCCTCTCTCATTTTCTTCGATACATTTGCAGTATCTTGAAAACCCATTGACTCGACTCGTATCCATCTATGGATAAAGCCTTCTGGCGCAGGTGGTGCATCCAGAGATGATGGTGGCGTCCAAGGAACATTCCTTGTTTGTTTACTTTCTTCAGACGCGCGTGAAGCTCTTTTATTTTTATCGCTCATACTAATTTGCCTCCTTCACGTATTTAGCGTATTCTTCTAGTGGCACCCCTAATTTTTTGGCAATAGCCACCTGTGATTTGGTGAGTCTCACAGTTCTTCGTCCTTGTTGTTTTCTTCCAGCGGAAGCAACAGTTTGGACTGGTTTGCGTTGTTCTTGTACAACGAACTTATGCGGGAAAGTATCTCGCATACGCTTATCTATTTCATTATAATACTCATCGCTTTCAACTTCAATACCACTACCCACTAGGTCATCGTGTATTGTTATTGCAACGTTTGCCATGACTCTGTCATCGGTAAACCAAGTATTTTTTTGAACCCACTTCTTAGCTTTTTCGCTAGGTTGTGGAATAACAGGCGTTTCTGCTTGTACTTTTGCCTGTTGGGCTTCAATTTGTCTTTGATCTTCTGATTGTTTAGATCTTAGAACACGATCAGCCATTTGCAACTTAGCTTTTTCTTTTTGAACAGCAAGTTGTGTAAGCTCATCGTTAGCCTCCATGATCTGATTAGGATCATTTGCTTCGATAGCTGATTTTAATTTAATTTTTACTTGTTCTCTTTGAGCATCTACTCTTGCTTCAAATTCTTTCAAGTAATTTTCATCAGCAGTATCAAATTTTTTCTCAGAGTCACTGTATTTTTTTTGCAACCCTTTTGCAAAATCTAAAGCAGCTTTTTCTCTTCTTTCTGCTTCCCTATATCTACGAGTAAGTTTATCAATTCTTTTTTGAATTGATTCAGATATTTCTGTAAGATTATCCGTATCTACTTTTGCTTTTTCTTCTTCATTAGGTTGAGTTTCAACTTGAGGTTTTTCTTCTTTAGTGTCCTCAATTTGTTCAATCTCAACTTTATCTTCTTTAGTCTTTTTACTGTGGCCAACATAGCCAAGATCAACTTCACCAACATTTAAGTTAGGAAGTTTAGACTCCTCTGGTTTACCTTCTATTTGAATTTCAGTTTCCTTAACATCATCCAAATCTAGATCAACCTCATTTTTTTTTGTTTCATCTATCATTTTTTTATATCCTTAGTATAAATGAAGAACATCTGAAGGCTTTTTAACAAGACCTATGATTTCGTCATCATTCAAAATACGGTGTTCACCATATTTAGTTTTAAACCTAGAACCAGCGTATCTGCCATACATGACAAACATTCCAACTTTACACCACGCTCCATCAGGAAATTTTTCTTTGTCTTCGTAAGCAAGACTTCCTGTTTTAATTACTAATCCAATGACTGTAGTCATTTGAATAGTTTCGTGAGTTTGTTCTGAAAGAAAAATACCTCCTTCAGTTTTACTTCTTCCAGAGTAGGGTCGAATTAACATTCGATATCCAACTGGATCGGGTAAACTGTCTAAGTATTTTTTTATACCTTCTGGGTCTGTA